GACTGGAGATATCGAGTACGCCCTCGCGTCCACGGTCATCTTCCTGACTGTCATGTACCTCCTGAAGACCCCCGAGGAGCGCCGCAGGACCGGCTTCATTTAATTTGTGAGCCTACAGTAGAATGAAGATTCATATCGTCGGCGCGGGTCCCACCGGTTTATCCCTCGCGTGGGAGATTGTCAGGTCGACCGACCACGAAGTCACCGTGTACGAGCGTAAAACGTCTTGCGGAGGTTCGTGGTGGGAACCTGATACAGAAGTTCGTGATATTCACGCACACAGGGTACTCTTTGACCAGTTCGTCAACGCTCGATCCTTTCTCAAAGAAATGGATCTCGAGTGGGATGAACTCTTCCAGAAGATATCACCGGACTTTTATACCTACACACTAAAAAAGTTTGAACCGAAAGATTACTTCGCGGTCGTGGAACTTTTTTTCAAGGTGACATTCAAACCCGAGAAATATAAATCAATCTCGTTACACGACTATTTCGAAAATAAATTATCCGATGGCGGTAAGAAAATCATCGAGCACTTACCTATAAACATAGATGGGGTCACGTGGAAACACATGTCGACATTCGAGTTCATCAAGACCGCCGACCAACTACTTTTTTCCACTCCGTACACCCAAAAAGTTTCGGGGAAAATAATGAACGATGCCATCGAGGAAAAACTTCTTGACGCGGGTGTGAATTTCATATTCGGCTCGGAACTCGAAAAAGTGGAGTACCGAGAAGACGGATACGAAGCATCTTTCAGTGATGGGACGTCCGTATCCGACGGAATGCTGTTCATGTGTGTAGACAATAGCCCCGCACTCAAACTCATAGGCGATAATTGGGGACCCCTGGCTGAGAAGAAGATCAGAAGCGCGACGTACGGATCGATATGCGTCTTATTGGATTACGATGAGTTCGTGCCTGCCGGTGAGGAGCTCGAGACCCTGACCACTACCAAATGGAACATCCTCGTTTCGAATTTACCCGGGACCAAGACAGTTTCTTGTGTCCTTTGCGATCTCACCAAAGAGATCCTCGCCAGCGAACCGGATGTCATCAAACGCGAGGTGATTCACCAGCTCGGTCTTCCACCACCCCGAGAAATCAGGATCGGATGGGGAAGCGAATGGACCGCCGGTGAAAAATGGGAATTTTCACAGTCTTCCGGGGTGTTGGGTCTAAACGGTCAGGTTCCATTCTTCGGTAAGTGTCCAAATGTCGCGATGGTAGGTATGATGTCCTACCGCGACACGGCCTACTCGAGCATAGAGGCTGCGGTCGAGGTCTCCAGGAAGCTGAGCCACGAGTGTTTCGGCACGAGGCGTCCGATAAAAAAGGTCACCGTCTCGCAGGTCATCACCATCACCGTGGTGGTACTTATAGTTTTAATTTTAGTGTATCGTAATAAGAATCAATGAAGTTTGTAGCTGAAGTGTACGAACCAATGTATGATTTCAATGAGAAGAAGTATCTCAGGGTTTCAGTCCCTGAGAATGTCCGTGCCACCATTGAAAACATGCATGTGAAACGTGTGCACCTTTTAAAAAATGTAAACGTGGACGACCCATTGCAGGGTCGAGTGCTCAGGGTGAAGATTCCCTATCGCTACCGAAGAGTGATGTGCAGCGTCGAAGGACGCCCCATTCAGTCTCTAGTAAGGGGGGACGAGATCGAAGTGGTGGTCGATTTCAAAGGGGCTTGGAATGTGGAGAATCACTGTGGCTTCTCCTGGGTGCTCTCCTCTTCGACCTTCTCGAGCTCCTCGTCAGAGGCCTGAGTTGGATCACGGGGGAGTTCGATGATATCGAGACCACCCTTCTTCAGGTCTCGAAAAGTCTGGAGCATGCCCTGTAACCTGAAAATCTCCTGGGTCATCTGCTCGATAGTGTTAGAAACCTTCGTTATATTCTCGTCAATGTTGACTGTGGGCATTGGGTGTTGTAGTTATTTAAAGTGGATATTCTTTAAATGACTAAAATGGGAACGCTCACGAGGACCGGGTATGTCATCAACGGTTCGGATGTCAGCAAGATTCCACGGCAAGCTGTGATCGTCCTCGGTGGTTTAAAAAAAGAACTTACCGTAAGACCGATCGTCAATGCCGATTTCGGATTTCCTCCGCCACCTTTCAAAGTTTTCAGACCAACTAAGAATGGAATCTGCGTTCCAAGATTCTACGGAGTTGATAAAGTTGGACAGGCGAAGCAAGACCAACGACCCGAACCCGCGACGATCAAAATCAAGTTCGCGGGTCAGCTCAGAGACAGCACCCGCCAAAACGAAGCACTCCGAGCAGCTCTTAAAGCGGGGCACGGCGTGCTTTCTCTTCCATGCGGCTACGGTAAGACGACGGTATCCCTGGCCATAGCTTGTAAGCTGGGATACCGCACGATGATCGTGGTTCACAAACAATTCCTCGCCGACCAGTGGAAAGAGCGCATCCAACAGTTCTGCCCCGGCGCGACCGTGGGTGTGGTCCAGCAGAACAAAAAGGAGGTGGAGGGGTGTGATTTCGTCATCGCAATGCTTCAATCGCTCTCCCTCAAGGAGTACTCCTATAACGACTTCGACACCGTGGGCACGCTCATAGTGGACGAGGCGCACCACATCTGCGCGAAGGTTTTCAGTCAGAGTTTATTTAAAATGTGTCCGAAGCACGTGTTCGGCCTGTCCGCGACACCCGAGAGGAAAGACGGTTTAACCAAGGTACTCCATTGGTTTATGGGTCCAACCTTTTTCGCGGTGGAACGAAAAAATCAGGAACAGGTCGAGGTGTTTCCGGTCATGTTCGATTCGCCAAACTACAGAAACCCACCACCCAGCATGCGCAACGGTAAGATATCGATGCCCAACATGGTGACGTGTCTCGTAGAAGATCGCGCCAGGAACAAGATGCTCGTGGAACTCGTCAAGAAAGCGTCCGCCGGTACGAGACAATTACTTGTGTTGAGTGACAGGAGACTTCACTGCGAGCTTTTACACCAGTGTTTTCCGAAATCGTCGGGACTTTACATGGGTGGGATGAAGGAGGCTCAACTTCAAGAGTCGTCTAAAAAGAAGATCATATTCGCGACGTTCAGCCAGGCGCACGAAGGTCTCGACATTCCAACCCTGGACACGGTCATACTGGCGAGTCCAAAGTCCGACATAGTCCAGTCAATTGGGCGCATCATGCGAGAGACGAAGGGAAAGAAGAACAATCCACACATTTACGACATACAAGATCCGTGGAGTGTGTTCACGGCGATGTTTTATAAGAGGTCGAAGGTCTATCGCGACGGAGGGTTCAAGATTCACGGAAAAGTCGCCCAGGAGAAGGGCGAATTTCCCAGAGGAAAGTGTTTGGTTACTTTTTAGTTGCATCTGAGACGGCTAACATTACCACACCTACGATGAAAGCTAGAATGACATAATTCAGCTCCGTGTCCTCGGCCCCGATTTCGGGAACCTCTTTCTGGGGAACACTGGCGACAACTTCTTGTTGCCGCGGTTCCAAGTCCTCTAGCGGACAGTACGCTATCATATATACTTACTTTACAAATTAATTTCATTCTTTTTTGTGGTCTTGCGTCGCTTCTTCGGCTTGGATGAATCGACGTTCACCTCTTTGATCTCCCCGCCTGTGCTTTCGCCTGAAATAGACATAATATCACTGAGTTCGTCATCCTCCTCGATGGGTGGAGGTCGACTCATGTTCATGTTCAGGTTCGTGTTCATTGGGGGCGGGGGAGGCATGCTTATCCCTCCCATCAAGCTGGAGATGTCCATACCAGGACCCTTCATCTCGTAGTTCCCCGTACCTCCGATAGGAGGTTCAGTCATGGGCTCGTCGCCGGGATTCCTCGCCGTGTTCTGCACGGCGTCCATCATATTCTTCACCAACTCCGGGTTTTGCTTCAGAACATCATTCATATTCGGGATGGCCGTTTTGAACATTGAATTGGTCAGATGGAACATCATGGCCGAGCCACCGAGCATCATAATTAACTTTACCTCCGGGGCGACGCTGACCTTCGAACGGTATTTGACATATAACTCTTCAAAGACCGAATCGTAGTCGTCGACGTTCTCCATCACGGATTCGGACCAGCCTTCGAGTTGAACTTCGAACGGGTTGTATCTCTTGTTGAGAAACTCTAAACCGGTGACACACGCCACCAGCATACGCCGCGAGAACCGAATCGACTGCTCGACGTCGATGCTGTAGGTGATCCGCTTCACCTCTGAGCGGAGATCATCTACGCTTGAATAGGCGTTCAACCGCTTATTCACCGCGAAACCCCTCTTCTCCAGCCTAGCAAGCTTGTTGAGAAGATCCGATTTCTCCTCGTCTATGGACGTGTAGCCCTGAGACGGTTGTTGTGGTTGCTCCATCCCAGGACCGTCCATATCGTCTCCGAAATCAATATCATCCTCTCCGTAGTCGATCTCCTCCTCCTCAATTCCCGCCGGGCCCATCGTGGGCGCTGACTGCTTGTGTGGGTTCACGAACGCATCCATCGCCTCCTGGTGCTGCACAGGAGGTCGGGCTCCGTACGAAGTCTTCTGCGGACGCTGCACGGGTTTGGGTCTGGGGACGGAAATCTCAATCTCGTCCATCAGAGCCTGCTCGTCTGCGTCTAACTTCATAACACTGGTACGCCCTCTGTCGAGGATTATATTGTCATCCATCTACTTTCTAAAAATAATTTATGCTCATTTCTTTAACGCACTTAATTTTTTCTGAGGTTATAGTACAATGTTAAACCTTAATAAGACCAGCAGGAATGCGGTGATGTACATCGCCGTGTTAATGGGTCTGATCTCCGTGCTCACCGTTCTTCAGGGCAGGTCTTCTGGCTACCAGCCCAGGCCGATCACCATCAACGCCGTCAGCCAGGGATCCCTCTTCGATCTCGACCACAGCGAGGAATGCGTCCCCGGTGCCCCCAACGGAAGCCCTTACACCAAGTCTCTGACCCCGGGTGGTCTCTGCGGTGCGCAGGGTCTCGTCGCCGACCACGCCGGCTACTCCATCAGCGGGGGTGTCGGCGGATCTTTAATCTAAACGTATAGTAACATGGTTCCCGATCTCAATTACGAGTACCACACCATCACCATCGACTCTAATGGTCAGGCGGCTGCGAACACTTTCACCAGCTACCTGGAAATTCCGCTCAAGAACGTCGTCGAGGCGAAACTCCTGGCCGCGCACGTTCACACGAAGACGTCTAATCAACACATTTACATCAGTATCGACGAACTCGATTCGAACTTCAACGACAGGGCGACCCCCGTGCTCAACGGCGCCGGAACCATCGGTAAAGTTAGGGGTGTTTTCGCCAGTCTGATTTCCGATGTCACCGCCGTGGGTACTGCGAATCACATCATCAACTTTAAGGATGAATACGACGTCAGCACGCAATACATAAACCCATTGAGGAAGGTTGGGAAGTTCACGGTGAATATCATGAATCAAGACGGTCATTTAATCTTACCTAACGCGGCGGGTACCCCGAACTATCTCATCGTCAAGTTCACGTGTCTTAAAGGCAACCTGTAATTTTCTCATATAGTAGTAGTAACGATGTCAGCCGGAATCACCCAGCTCATCGCCATAGGTGCTCAGGATCAGTTTATCATGGGGGAACCCGAGATATCTTTTTTTTCGAGCACATTCAAAAGGCATTCCAACTTTTCCCAGTCGATCGAAAAACAACACATTTCCGGCGCTGTGAAAAATAACTGCATGTCAAGCGTTCAATTCGAACGCTCCGGTGATCTTCTGGGGTACTGTTACCTGACTCTGGACGACACCACACAAGCACTCGACACCCAACGATGGGACAACATCGTCGATAAGATCGAACTTTTGATAGGAGGGTCAGTGGTTGACACCCAAGATGCCGTTTTCACGGAGAAGATCGCCATCGATACGTTCGCCCAGAACGTGAGTAAGAGTGCGAACGGAACGCACCCCGGCGTGTCCGCGCGCTCGTATTTTTACCCTTTGCGTTTCTTCTTTTGTGAGGGCCCGCAGTGCGCTCTTCCGTTAGTCGCCTTGAATTATCATAACGTCGAGGTACGAATTCACTGGGCGAGCGAAGCTTCGAACTACAACGTCGAGATGTACGCCAATTATTATTACCTCGACAACAGCGAACGCGGCGCCATAGCCTCACGAAAGCATGATCTGTTAATCACACAGGTTCAAAAGAACATTCCG